GTTTTATCGCTTATATAGAGTTCCATTGATTAATTATTGTCCGTTTGACACCGGACCATGTTTTTCTTTATTTTATTGTATATTAATATTTTTGATTTAGTGTAGTAAAATTCCGTTGTGGTTTTTATTACCCGCATCAGAAATTTACTTTAAATCCGTACAAGTTTTTATCCCCTTGTATGAAATAAAAGTGTTTTAGTGTCTTTTATGCACCCTTGTCTTGGGTTCGTGAGGCCCCATTACAAGTGAAGTAGCATACCTAGTTCAACGCTTTAATCTCGTTGTTCCGCGCTTTTTATACATGAAATGTATTTTATCTCGTTAATAGAGAACTATTTTCAGAAAGAGTTTGTTACACTCTAAATCGTCAACTTGGCGCAGTCTTATATTTTCTTCTGTCATAGAAAATGAACCCGTATTTGCTTCAATGGTAAATTTGCACTTGATTAAAATCAGGAGTGTATTACCCATATGAAGCTTACAGATTAAAATTCAATTAAAACAGAAATTGGATTGTAATGATTCGACTTGGCATTTATTTGCTCGGAGAAATCCCACCGACTTTACGTAATCCGTCCTTGATAAGTACACCTCGCAGAAGAGAGTAGTATTTTAGACGTAGATTTGTTTATTAGGAAGAATTGGTTTTCCGGATTATAATTTATACGACGTACTGTATGTCATAGGTCCCAATACCACATTAAATAATTTTGGTTTCAGCATGTCCTAGCATGTAGGGTGTGGTAACCCGTAATTTACCCAAAACAATGTTTAGTGTGTGAGGCATTTAGATTGAAAATTTCAATGTTTTAATTGTTTTCAGATTTGTTATTATTTTATTCGAATGAATACTGATATCAACCCTTTCTTTATTAACCATGTTAAGTTATTTTTTAGAAGAAACAATTACAAACACCACACAAGGGTTCTGGCTATTATTAACCATGATAGTTTCAGTTGTCGCCATTCAGGTAGGCATAAAGTTTGACGCAATGTTTTCCCAATCAGGGAAGGCTGCGCGGGTAGAAAAATTTGAATCGAAACGCAAAAATCATCGAAACGCTGAAAAGCGCAAGGCGATTGAGCGTAAGAGGAGATTCGATCATATTCGAGAATGTCAAAAACATTCAGAGAAAAAAGATCGTAAGGAGTCGAAGAAAATTCTTTATAATTCTCAATTGGGAGAAGAAGAAGAATTTTACAATGATGTAAAAAATTTTCTTGGTAACGCGAAAACTTTTACAGCAGACGCATGGCAAAAAGTTAAGCCATTAATTAGCAATAATTTTAGTTTTGAGAAATATTATACTATTTTTGGATATATTAAAGCTTGCAAATTAACTTGTTTATTTTGCGATATCTTTGATATACTCATTTCATTAGAAATGATGGAAAATTTTGTTATTAAAATCGAAGGATGGGACATTTATGTTCCCAGAAAACGAAAAGGTAAAACTAAGATTACTGATTTATTTGAAGCGAGTTATTTATTCGCGAGAGCATTTAAGAAAGCTTATTCAGAATTTCCGACAAGAGGTTTTGCAGCCTTTTACGGAGATGGTAAGAATGGTTTATTTGAAGAAGATTACACTTATGTAACTTCTCATAATGTACTTATAGATACAGGTGCGATTAATACCGAAGAGGATATTAAAAGTTTTGATCTTAAGTTACAGAGAGCCATTGATACTTGTAATTCAATGATAGGAGCTAATTCCGAAAGGAGTTATTATACTCCTAAATTGAGAGAGCTAAAAGTATTACAAGCTAAACGCATCGCGTCGCAAAAAGATTTTATTAGGATGAAACCGTATGGCATTTTATTGACCGGAGGTTCATCGGTTGGTAAATCTTCTATTGCAAATGCTTTAACTCGTTATGTTTTGAGTGTGAATGGTTTTCCATCCTCAGCTAATTCAGTCGTTGTATTGAATGAAGCTGATAAATTTCAATCTGAGTTTCGTACTTATCATACAGGAGTGATCCTTGATGATTTGTGCAATAGCACAGTTGATACAACAGATGGAAATCCTTTACTTAAGGTTATTCAATTTATTAATAATTCACCACAATCAGCATTGAATCCTAATGCTGAAATGAAAGGAAACGTTATGATAGAACCAAGGGTAGTTTTGGCCACTACAAACGTTAAAGGATTGAATGCAGCACATTATTCTAATGAACCATTATCCATAGCTCGTAGATTTGATGTTACTATTACGCAGAAGGTTAAACCCAAATATCGTTTGTTAGATTCAGAAATGTTAGATACTGCTAAAGTCGCTGAAGATTTTAGTAATACTGCATTTCCGGATTTTGCGATGTTTACGGTCGAGAGACCTATATTGAGTTCAGGCAATATACGTCAAGGCATGGCCAAAAAGGCGCGTGTTTCGTATACACCTGTTATTTTTGAAGGAAAAGAGTTAGTAGATGTAAGTTTACACACTCTTATGTCTTATCTCAAATTTCACACAGGTAAGCATTTTGCTGAACAGAAAAGTTTTGTAAAGACACAACGAGAGAATGTCGATATAGAACTTGATGAGTTTGGATTTCCTGTTGGAATGGCTAGAGAAGAAGAATTTGATTCTCAGATGGCGACACTTGATGATTTTATCGATAAGTATGAAGCTTTAGAGGATTTAGCAATTCTTAAATTTAGTCATTTTGTTAAGTACATGTTAGGTGTACGAATGGTTAGGAATTATATTTATGGAATGTATGCACAATATTTTAATGTTGCATTCATGATAATTATTTATGGAAGTGCTGTATCTCAAAATATGTCAATGAGAGGAGGATTATTAGTAATCGCCTCTTTATATATCTTGAGATATTGCTTTTACCGAGTTGCTTGTTATTATATTCTTTGGAGAATTAGAAGAATGACCAGGTTGAGTACCTGGTTTCGTAGGTGTTCATGGGTTGATAAGATAGGAATTCTTTCCTGTATTGGAGGTGTTGCTACTTTATCATTCTTTGGAACTTTAGTTACGTTTATGTCTGAAAAATTATCCACAGCTAAGTTACCGTCAGAGTCGGCAGATTGTATTCATTTAGAACCGAATGAGATTGTAAAGGATGCAAGCAAAGGCAATGAATTTTGGGATGAACATCAACGTTATAAACGTTTTTTGTTCAATCCTAAGATGCAAGGCAATGCCAGAACGACGACGCAACAACAGTTGGTTAATATTATTAGCAGGAGAATTTTAATGATTCATATTGAAACGAAAAAGGGAAATATGCAATTTTGCAATTGTTTACCTATTCGCGGAAATATGGCATTAATTCCGGCTCATATAGTACCTGATTTTACTGCTAAGGCTATAGTAACTAAGGTAGGAGCAAATCCTAAGAGAATAGTAATTTCTCGTGATTCTTGTTATAGAATACCTAATACAGATGTCTGTGTGTGGTATGTTCCGGAATTAGGTGATCAGAGAGATCTGACAGCTTATTTTCCAGGAACTATTTCACATAAGAAACAATATGTTGGGCACGTAGTTTATAACGATCATGGCAAACCCAAAGTATTTTCGAATATTTTAGGAACACGCGGAACAAGTAAGACCACTTTAGGTGGCAAATTTGAATCGATTAATTATTATTTTCCAGATGAGACATTTCAAGGATTGTGTATGGCAACTTTTGTTGCTAAGGATAATCGTGATATGCCTTTTATTGGAGGATTCCATTTAGGTGGAAAGAAGTGTTCAGCAACCGCTGGTTTTATTACTAAGGAGCAAGTTTTGGAAGCTATTGATCAAATAGCCAAGAAACCATCTGTATTACCTTCGCATGCTGGTCAAGCATTTAATACTCAAATGGGAGATATTAATGTTGGACCATTGAAAGAACCACATAGTTTGTGTGTAACACGTAAATTAGATGGGGATGCACGTTGTCTCGTGTATGGTGCCCATAATAAACCCGCTTCTACACCAAGTTCTGAAGTTGTAGTTTCTTCTATATCAGAGAAGGTAACTGAAATTTTAGGTTTGGAGAGAAAGCACGGTAAACCTTATGCAATGCAATCGCAAGAACATAAATTAGTAGATATTGAGAATAAATCTCATACTGCTTATAAATTTGATTCGCGATTATTGGATAAGGCAGTTGTTGATTTCGATATGACATTGAAAACTAGTCTTAAAGGCAAATTACATCGCTTAGGTAAACTAAGTAATGATGTAGTATTAGCTGGGTTGGACGGTGTAGTCGGTATAAATGCTATGAATTTAAAGACTGCATGTGGATTTCCCATGGTTGGACCAAAGACTAAGTTGATTAAAGTTTCAGAGAGGAAAGTGAAAGGTATCACACGTCCTCTTGATGTCGATTCCAAAGTGCTAGTGGAAATAGCACGATTGGAAAAAGTATTATTAAATGGAGACAGAATCAACGCAGTATTTAAAGCATCACTTAAGGATGAGCCAACAAAAATTGGCAAGAAAAAAGTTAGAGTTTTTGCAGGTTGTAATATTTATTTCATCATGTTAGTGAGGAAATATTTTTTGACAATTTCTGCATTAATGCAGGAAAACAAACAAATTTTTGAGTGCGCTGTTGGATTAAATGTTGAATCACCCGAATGGACAACTATGATGAAACATGTTTATAAATTTGGGAAACATAGAACCGTCGCAGGTGATTATAAATCATTTGATGGTAGAATGTCTCCCAGAGTTATGTTGGCAAGTTTCAAAATTTTGATTAATTTGGCTGAAGAAAGTGGAAATTATGACGCAGATGATTTGACAATCATGCGTGGTATTGCCACTGAAATTTGCTCACCAACATACGATTTTTTCGGAACGTTGGTACAGTTTTATGGATCTAACCCATCTGGGCATCCGTTGACTGTAGTTACAAATTCTTTAGTCAATAGTTTATATATGCGTTATGTTTATTATAAGATAGCAGCTGAAGAAAAATGGTGGAGAGTACCATTATTCAAAGAAGTGGTAGCTTTAATGACATATGGAGATGATAATATCATGTCCGTCAAGAAAGGTTACGATGCGTATAATCATACAAACATAGCACGCGTATTAAGCGAGTGTGATATTACATATACTATGGCAGATAAAGAAGCTGAATCAGTTCCATTTATAGATGGGTCTGAGGCAGGTTTCTTAAAACACAATGCTGTTTGGGATGACGAATTACAGCTCTACAGAGCTAGAATTGAAGAATCCTCAATCAGTAAAATGTTGCATGCACATGGTCGTTCAGAAATTAATGAGCAATTACATGCAGCATGTACAATTAAGGATGCACTTGATAAGTATGCGCATTTTGGTGAGGAAATATACACTAAAAGATGCGCACAACTTAAACAAGTTGCAGA